ATGACCGATAAAAAACAATGGGGTGGAAAACGCCCAAACCAAACAGGCAGACCTCCGAACCGCAAAGGAGTCAAACGAGTCCAATTTCATTGCATGATTGATCCAGCTACCAGGGATCAGATTAAACATCTCTCCGAGCAGAAGAAATTATCTGCCGGACAAATCATTGACGAGTGGGCTGAAGGTAGTAAGACAGAATAGCCTCTTAAAGCCCCGTAGAGGACGCTCAGAGCGTTTTTAGCCTCCAACCTATACAATCTACCATACTAAGGTATAAGACCGCCAATCCCGCCATTCCTCTGAATGCCCGATTTGCTGTGATTGCTGATAGTGTATTCTTATCGGTTATCTGATGGTTATCTTTATACCTCTTAGACGGCATAGGATTTATAACGAGTGAATGGGTAGGCTGAGTGATATCTGTTCCACCGGTTAATCGGTTAAGCTGATGATTCATTTTATTCTCCCAATCGAGTGAGCTTGTAGGCTGGCAATGTAGTGGGAGGTGTGCCGGCTTCAGCGGATGGGCTTTGCCTGTGTGGCCTGCTAAAGGCCACAGGCTAAGCGCAAGCGTCCCACTACTAACAGCCTTTCCACCTACTAGGAGTAGTGTGTGTTTTATATTATAAGGGCACACACTACCACTCTTCTGACTATTTAATTGCACTATTCCGCTTTTAGCTTCAGCTTTAGAGAATAGGTATTTGAATTGTTCGGACCATTCTTTTCGACCTCAATTTGGTCTTTCGTCATCTTCAAAATCTTATCAAATCTTTCCCTGGTGACCTCGTTATTGGTTTGCTTTTGGAGTAGTTCAATTGCTCTGTTTTTTCCGGCAATCGGCTTATCCTTTAACAGCTCGAGGAACTTATCGCATAAGGCCTCATTGATCTTTTTTTGGATTGAGGAGGTTTGACCTGGCTTTCTGAACTTAGCCTCGAGGTCGGGCTTATGCTCGAAAAGGGGGAAGGTTTCAGCGGAAAATTCGAGGACTTTTGGGGGTAAGAATGGACAGTTTCGGGAAGTGGTTTCGAGGATAAGATGCTCCTCTTCTTCGTGAGCGGTTAGGGTTAGGATGGCATCGGGATCTCTTGCGAATACCCCTGAACCACTCGCTCGGTCGATATGATCCGTTTCTGACTTATTACCCTTTGAGAAGTGGTGGGCAAATACTATGGCGGCTCCTGTTTCCTCGGAGAAATCCTCGATCAGATTGACAATTTCGCCTACCGCCCTGGCATCGTTTTCGTCTATACCTGTTGCCAGCTTGTAGTATGGGTCGAGGATAATGAGTTCGTAGTTCCTCTTTTCCACTCGTATCTTGGTTAGGAGATCCAACAATTCTGTTCGGTGACCTCGTAGTGGCCAATAGTCCAGGTAGTGGTTACTGGGTATTTCTCCCTTAAACATCGCCTTGGCCACTCGTTTTATTCGATCCGTACCAAAGTATTTCTTAAGCTCGAAGTCCAGATATAGAACCTTCGACTGCTTAACCGGCATCCCCAGCCACGGCATCCCATTGGATGCGGCGATGGCCAAGTTAATCAAGGACCATGTTTTACCGGCTTTCGAGGACCCCGAGATAATCATCTTACATCCCTCGTGGAGGCATCCCTCGATAATCTCCTCAAGCTCATTGGCGGGGTTAGTGGCAAACTCCATGCACTGGCCGAATGACATGATGTCGGGAAGTGGTTTGGGATCGTCATTCCTCACCTCGATTGATCGGTTTGGCATGTTGGTGACAGTTGGAGAGTCGAGCATATACTCGAGTTCTATGGCTTTTAATTGTGCTTTATAGTATGGGTCGTCTTCAGGTCTCATCTGTATTATTTGGTTTTATGTGATTTTTGATTAATGTTAAAATTATTAGGGGCTTTAAATTTATGTGATTTCTGACAATGAATATAGCATCGCCCTCATTCATCCGCTTAACCATATCCATCGCCTTGACTGGTTTAATACCTAATCTAATAAACCGTCGTACGATGGTTGCCTGAAGTAGGGTATTCGTCATTCCCGCCAGTCCACAGAAACGCTCCACCGATACCTATTAGTATTAAATTTACTGGGGATATCCTGAATACAGATATGAAGTTTATATACCTTAATATTCATCTGCCACCCTGTCTTCCATCTCGTTAAAGTCCACATATTGAGTCGCATTCATCAGCAAATCCAAATTCTTTTTGACCTTTTTCGGTGTCAGTTCGGAGGTCAACTTCATCCAGTGGCTGGTGAGATCGGTGAAGATATAACTTTTGTGTGGTATTATATACCCCGTTTCTAATTCGCTTATCCAAGTCTACAGCTTTTGCATATTCTTCAGGCTCTTCCTCCTTAAGCCTTCTCCATTCTTTATTGCTGTGGTATGGGCAGAACCAACAGGCAGAGCGTGGAGGTTTAGGATATCCATTATCCTTCATCCATTTAAGACAATGATGCCTATGCATATCCATTTCGATTAAAGGCCATCTGTGTTGAATCCATGATTCTTGTGATTCTTTCATTCTTTGAATTTCATCCTTAGAAATTCCGATCCAAGTGGTGACGATTGGTTCTTTAGGCTTTTTGCCTTTCCATCCAGCAATCTCTTTAGTCTTTCGATTAATGGGTCGAATCTTAAAGTCTGTGGTACAAGTCCGCATGAGTAAACCGGTCTCTGTGAAGAATGGAGGGTTTGAACACCTGCTCCCCTTAATTCCTTTTTCCACATCAACGAGTAAACCATCCTTCTCCATCACTCGATACACAGGGAAAGGAAGCTCACCCTCTAGCCAATCGAGATATTCATAAACACTTTTTGGTTCTGCACCCACATCGCTAAATATTGCACAGTCGGGCATGGGTGTGATCTCACCATGTTTTGCCATTAATGCCATAGCGGATGATTGGACACCCGCACCTAAACTTAATATATTTTTCATAAAATTATCATTCCCGCCAAAATAGAATGGGTTGAATGGCGGAATACTTCTCTCCCTTCTCAGTCTTCGGTTTTCTCGTCCCCCAAGGGAGTCGGACTAATCCGAGGGGAGAGTTATAAATCGATGGGTCGGCTCCGAGCTTCATACTCATATGTTTAAACTGATCGGCCTTACCAGGTATCCAATCGTACCAGCAGTGAAGACTCTGACCTCCACTATCGACTATCATCTTGAGGGGGCAAATTGCTTCGAGGGCAAGTGCCGGTCCAATCTGTTCTGCCTTGGTCCAGGTTGGATCATCGATTTCATGGACCAAATACATCCGCTCACCGGCATTCTCCTTTACCCGAGGACCGATATCCTTGAATGGATTATAACTGATAAATTCCATCTGCCCTACCCCTTGCGATATCCCCCAATCGCCCGCTGACTTGATCATGGTATTATATTTATCCGCCTGGATGTTTATCCATTGGTCGGGCTTGAACAGCTTGGAAACAGCCTCCTCCGCATTCAAAGGAATGGCGGAGGAGCGTAGTTGAAGCATTTCGAGGTCTTCGGGTTTACCTTTTGAGCTTTTTGAGATTCCAGTATCAATTGATACTTTCTTGGTTGGGCTGATAATCTTCTCACCTGAAAGGATTTGATATGCACCGGTCAGAGCGTTTCGGATCTCGTTAGGCTGTAGTGGTCGGCGGGTAAATTCCTTGGCTACCTCGAGGCAGTAGTCATGTGCTTTCTCAAAGTCTGACTGATGGGTTGCCACTCGGAGGGTTAGTCGGGCAATAAAGAGATGATGGCCAAAGTCTCCTTGCGGGAGTCGGTCGAAGAACCCCGCCATATCTGCGGATAGGATAGCCATTAGTCCTTACTTTCCTCTTTTAGAAACTGAGCGATGTAGTCGGTAATTTTACCTATCGCCTGAGATTCAATCTGCTGAATAGTCTTTCTGTGAATCCCCGCCTTTTCCGCCAGTTCCCGTTGGGAGAATCCCTCGTGGTCGTCGGGTACTTTCTGAAGCATATTCTTCAGCTTGGCATCCACCGCCATCTTTTGGATGGTATTATCTGCCATCCTCCACACTCACCCATTCATCGATCATACCGCTTGGAAGTCCCGCTTCGGACACATGGGTATCACTTTTATCCGGCTCATATCCTTTCCTGGAAATATGGATTAGGGATGTGAGGACCTCGTGGGCATTCCCCCATCTTCTGATCGCCCATGCTTCGTTTGGGAAGCGGATGTCATCGAATACAATTGTTTTCTTCCCGATGTAAGGCTTGGCTATTTTATAGGCTATATCCACCCATACATTCGGATAAACTCTTTCCCTACCCCACTCCGTGCCAAGAGACTGTAAAAGTTTTCGGGCATTTAATTCTGCCGGAAATTGGGGGATTGGTTCTTCCTTAAAATTTAAATACTTTTCCCCAGGTAGTATGACCTTCAGCATTTCTTTTATAGGAGTGGCGAAGGATAGAATGACCGCTCCCTCGATTGTTTTGGCGTAGGTTGATTTACCCACGCCCTTCGGGCCGCATAGGCCGATAATTTTTGGTTTCATGATGTGTAGAATAGTGAGTCGATTAGTGTTAAAATGACTGCGGCGACGATGTAAAAAAACATCAGCGTTGCCAGGACGAACAGAACGAGAAATCCGATTGTTTCGAGGAGTTTCATGCGTGAACTACCTTATAAGTTGTTTTAGGTTTTGGCTTAGTTCCGACCACTGGTGGTATGTATTGAATCTTACCCTTCATCTTTTTATATCGATCATGCCTGTAAGTTCTCATAAACCCTCGCCGGCCATAGAAATTATTAACTCTACCAGTATCCTCGGTAATTCCTTGGCCGCTCATTATTTCTGCCCGAGGTAAATAAACCACTCGATTAATTGGAAGATTTGGGCGGCCTTTTACTTTAGGTTTCCCTCCAAACTTTAATTGCTTTTTTGTTATCCTCTTAGGTGTAAGTTTAGGTATCGATGCATAGATCAAAACCTTAAAGCAAAGGAATGCCATATCTACTAACTCGGAAAGGGTTTCATCATCTGTATCCTCTTTCAAAGTCTGCTTACTTATATTACCCTTAATCTTGAAAGTCAGCACTCCGTCCTCCTCTTGATTTGTATAGGAAAAAATTCCCATCCTTGTATATTCAAAATTAGGGAGCTTAAATTGTCCCTCGACAGCAGTTATTAATTGCTCAGGACTGGCAAGATTTAACAGGAAAGTACCTAATTTGGGGTCTTCAAAATAAAACTCTAAGGATTCATTTAATACGGGTAGTTCTTCAAATGTAATTTCTTGTAAATCAGTTTTATTAAGATCATCTGAAACTTCTTTTTGTACTACAATCTGCTCACCAAATTTAACATGATAGCGTTTTGAAAAAAAAGAAGTAAGGCCGATATGAGCATCGGTTTTACTCATCCAATTTCTTACAGCATATTCAAGGTTTGCATAATACGATTCCCATTCCCCATCTTGCACATCTGTGTAATCTAAATTTTTCAAAAATTTCATATCAATAATGGTTTTTAATTTCCCCCTCTGCCGCCAAGGGTAGCCCTGGCATATAGAGAGGTTCTTGTGTTAGTAGTTGGATCATTAAATCTAAAGCCGCCTGTCCCTCGTTCTCAGCCACTTCAACAGTTACGGAATCGTGGACATGAAGTACGATGGGCAATCCGGCGGCCTCTATTCTGAGGAGTGCATCCGCCATAATATCTCTCGCTGTCGCCTGAACTAGGTTCTCGGTAAGTAAGCCCCCATATAATTTCATCGCCCCTTGCCCTCTTACCTTCTGACCGGTCAGTTCCTTGCCGTTATCATTTACATTGAAATATCGGATTACATTCCCTGATCTCATGTGCATGACTGCACACTCGGGAGTCTGCTTGGCCACCTCTCGGATGTGGTCCTCACACTTCTTCCATAGCTCGACAATTTTAGGATTCTGATTTCTAAAATCTTTGACCTGTTTTCGGCTTTCTGCATCGGTCATCTTTAACTTTCCACCGGTCAAAGCCTGTGCCACTTGGCCGAACTTTTTTGGACCACAACCATAGCCCAATCCGAGAACACGGGCTTTACATAAGTGGCGAAGTTCGGGGGCTAAATCCTTCATTGGTTCATCCTCATTATAGAGTCCAGTCGCTCGGCCATGTGCCTCGTATAAGTCAATCCCGCCTCTGACCAAACCTAAGAAATCAAAGTCCCCGCAAAGATAGGCCAATACCCTTGGCTCGATTTGCGACAGGTCGGCAGAGACCATAACTCGGCCTTTACCAGGAGTCAGACATTTCTTGGCTGAAGTTCCCTCAACCTCGTCCCGAGGAATGCCCTGAAAGTTTAATCCACCCGCTCCACTCCATCTGCCGGTGTGCGGGGCACCGCAATATTTCAATCGGGTGGATATTCGATGATCGGGGCGGACTCGTAGGATCATGGCGGTATATGTTTTGTTCGCCTTGTTCGCTTTCCTCCACCTTGTCATCGCCTCGAGGATCGGAGCATATTGTGGATTACGAGCCTTCCATAAAAGTAATTCCGAATCGCCCTCCTGAGTAGACTTCGGAGGTTCGACATTCTGCATCTTCAAGTAGGCGGCCATTGCAACAGTCGAAGTGGGTTCACCTCCTCCTGGTCCTACCCAAGGGAGAAAAGTTTCAACCTCCTTCATTATCGCCTCAGTCTTATTTATATATTCCTGACAAAGTTTCTGATCGATTGCCATACCTCGGGATGCCGTCCTTCGGGTAAGTGCGGACAATAGAAATTCTTTTTCGGGGAAGGATATTTTCAGTTCATTATAAATGCGGATACACGCTCGGGAATCGCCAAGTGCATACTGCTTAAAAGATTCATTCTGTAGGATTTCTTCGGGGCGAAGTCCGCTCATCTCATTGCGGGCATCCTTGTTTAGTTCCTCGCCGAATAGTTCCTTATATGCTCCCGCCAATGCCCTCGGCAACTGATGCCAGCTTGCCATGTCCGCCGTACAAATCCATTCCTTTGGAGTGAACTGTGGCATCTGTCCCCTCGCCATTGCCATTCGACAGCATACCGAATCAAACTCGGCATTATGGGCGCAGATCGATTGTCCGTTTAGGCGGTCGACCGGTAAGTCCCTTGGATCTCCAACCCATTCAAATCCGTCATCGGATACCAGGCTAACAATGGTTACTCTGAAGTCGGGGTGCTTGGCATATCTGTCGAGTCCCATCGTGGCCACTGAGTAACTCTTCGACCAAACTGTTTCGACATCTAGGGCGATCAATTCCGATCCTCCTTTAAAATGGTTTCTGCGGACATTACCGCATTCTGCAAAGTCG